CCCTCTCCGGCTCCCTCGTCATCCAGGGCGGCTGGGCCGTCACCTCCTTCGGCACCTGGGACGGCACCGTCTCCCTCGAGGTTTCCTTCGACGGCGGCGTCACCTGGGAAGTCCGCCGCACCTGGACCTCGGACAAGGACCGGAACTTCTCCGACACCGGCGAGGAGCCCCGCCGCTGCCTCATGCGCCTTTACTTCGAGGCCGCCTCCGCCGTCAGCGGAAAGCCCCGCGCCGTCCTCGCCGCCACCTCCGCCTACATCGAGGGCCTCGTCCGCGTCGACTCCTTCGTCATCCCCTACATCCTCGCCGATTGCACCGCCCTCACCGGTTGCGAGGTAGGCGAGACCGACCTCTGGACGGAGTCCGCTTTCTCCCCCCGCCGCGGCTACCCCTCCGCCATTTGCATCCACGAACGCCGCCTCGCCTTCGCCGGCACCCCGGGGAATCCGACCAGCCTCTGGCTTTCCAAGTCCGACGACCTCCTCAACTTCGAGGAAGGCACCCTCGACGACGACGCCATCTTCCGCACCCTCGCCAGCACCCGCCAGGATCCCATCCGCTGGCTCGCCT